TACCTGTGATAACTATACTGTTACTACCAAAGGCAAACAAGTCGAAGAGATTGCTCAAGATAAAGTCGAGAACTTTGTAGGTGATAGAATCATTACTACAGAAGGTAATAAGTCAGAGATTGTTTTTGGCAACTACACTCTTGGTGCTTTGAATAACACCTATATCTTTGCTAAGAACTATTTAAGAATGTCTGCTGAAAAAGATATTGACATTTACTCTGGTAGGCATATGACACTTACAGCAAAAGAGAACATGACAAGTTCTGCTTTGGCAAATAGACTTATTGGTATAACTACATCTGTTCTTGGTGCTAGTGGCACTATAGGAGGACAAAATATGGTGATGTATGCTAAATCGACACACTCAGAAACCGTAGACGCTACTACCATTAGAAGTTCTTTTGTTGGCGATCTTAAGGGTGATGTAGAGGGCAATTTACAAGGTAACGCAGCTACTGCAACTCAAGCAGGGAGCGCTGGCACTGCTGGTGCACTTGGGGCTGGAGGTAATGGTGGCCCAACAGCAAGTCCTACTGTTGATGAGATTGATGCAGTAGAAACTGCTAAACCTACAGAAGCAATTTTGACTGAAGGTCAATCTAATACTAATAATATTGGCATTCGTATCCCCCTTATTGATGAGACCTTAATTAAAAATAGTATTTCAGGTGGGCCAAAAACATCTGGACCTTCTAAAACTCCTACTGCTAAAAACACACCAGATACGTTTAGTGACGGTAAGGTAGAGGAATAATTATGATAAAACTAAATGTAAATACAGTTACAACCAGACAAATTAGATCATTTCTCAGAGACCCTAATAATAGAGAAGATGGCACTCTGATTGGGACTGCTCTTGCCAAGAATCTTATTGGTGGAGATTATTTTGTTCCTATAGCAAAAAAACTGAGAACATATTTTGGTGGTAGATCAAAAGTAAAGTATTCTAAGAACTCACTAATCAATTCTTCTGCGGTTAGACGATATAAAGAAAACATTGGACTATCTCACATTGTGCCTAGCCCAATTTATGACCCAATGAAACTTGATAAGATTAATGGTGGCACTAAACTTGGTGGTGGAATTCCGTTGTCTTTGTTTGTATCCTCTCCCGGAACTAGAGCAACTGTTAATCACTTGAATATTAGTGAACGTAAAACTATTGCCAAACAATTCTATTGTCATGTTCCATTGATTGAAGGATTTAGAAATAATAAATCATTTAAACAAAATAGTTTGATTGTAACTGAAGGTCTGGTTAAGAAACAAAGTGACGAGACTTTAGTATCTGGTGATATTAGAGACCTACAGACACAAGGCAGAGCTGTTGTTTATGAAGTATTGAATAACAAAGGTCAAAATGACCCCTATGCTACATTTGAACTGGCTAACTATTGGAAAGACAATAATCTTTTTCAAGGGTTAATTCTACACTATGATACACTAGAACCTTCAAGTACAGCAACTGTTCAAGATGAAAAAGTGTATCATGCTGAGATTATTGTTGTAATGCCTACAGTTAATGATTATTATGAAGGAAAATTTCAAAGAATAGTTCGAACTGATATTAACTTTAGGACAGCAATCAATGGTGGACTTGGTTATTTTCAGTATAAATAAAACATAGAATAATAAGAAAAATGGTATGAGATGGCAGTAACAAAAGCACTTTCGATAGAAGATGGCAACTTACAGACACCATCTATCGTAACGACTAGAAATCGTAAGTACAGTGATTTGGATTTAACCTTCGCTGCTAGAACTACTGGTGACATTTTTAAGAAGACTGATGCCGCTGCTGTTAAACAATCTGTAAAGACTATCTTACAGACTAACTTTGGTGAAAAACCTTTTCAACCTAACTTTGGCGCAGACCTTCGTTCTAGATTATTTGAAAACTTTACTGATGAAGAAAATGCGTTTCTGATCGAAGATGCTATCACCGATGCGTTAGCACTATACGAACCAAGAGCGCAGATAGTTTCTGTTGATGTTAGAGATAACCCTGATAGAAACTATCTTGGTGTGAGAGTTGAATTTAAAATTGTAAATACAGAAGAAGTTGTAGTATTAGATACTTCAATATCAAGGATTAGATAAGAATGGCGACCACAATCAATTCATCAGACCTTAACTTTGATGATATCAAAACATCTCTAAAGACCTACTTTGCATCTAAGTCAGAGTTTGCTGACTATGATTTTGAAGGTTCTGGTCTGTCTAATGTTCTTGATGTATTGGCTTATAACACGCACCTAAATGGTCTAATTGCAAACTTTGCATTGAATGAAGCATTTCTCCCTACTGCACAACTCAGAACATCTTTGGTAAATCATTCTCTTGCATTTGGTTATATCCCAAGATCGAAGACTGCTGCACAAGCACAACTGACTGTTACGGTAGACTTAGGGTCTGCTTCAAATAAACCCACTTCTATTACAATGCCCATAGGGACACAGTTCACTACAGCTGTTGATGGTATTACTTACACATTTAGAACTTTGGTTGAGTATACAGCATATCCAAACCCATTGCAACCAAATCTTTATACTTTTGTAGATGCTCTAGGCGACCCCTACATTAGAGTATATGAAGGTGAATTGACCGTAAAAACATTTATCGCTGAAATTACAGGTGATAGACAAGTATATGTTGTTCCTGATGAAAACCTAGATTTGTCTACAGTTGGTGTTCAGGTTTATGATAATATCAACTCTGATAACTTTACTTCATATTTTAGTGCTAATGCTACTTCTGGCGGAAATGCTACTACAAGTGTTACCGCAGACACTGCTCTTTATCTTCCTCTAGAGACCTATAATGGGTATTGGGAGTTTAACTTTGGTGTTGAAGGTGTCACAGGTAAGAATCCTACTAACGGTGAAGTTATTCGCATTACCTATTTGAAAACCAATGGTCTTGATGCAAATGGAGCATCTGTCTTTACTCCATCATCTACACTTGCTGTATCTGGATTTGGCAATAGAACACTAAACACTGTAATCAGAAAAAACACAAAATCTGCTTTTGGTTCCGATAAAGAATCTCCAGAATCTATTCGCATTAACGCACCACTTTCTTATTTGGCACAGAATAGACTTGTATCGGCTGGTGACTATAGAGGTGTTATTGCTAATGGTGTTCCGGGCATTAAATCTATCAATGCATGGGGCGGTGAAGATAATGTTCCTGCCAAGTATGGTAAGACTATCATTTCTATTGTATATGAAAGTGATGTTAGTGCAGTCCAGAAGGTTGCTCTACAGACGTTAATCAAAAGCAACCTAACTGATCCACTATCTGTTATTGGTGTAGAAGCAGAATTTGTCGATCCAACTTTCATGTATATGGATGTTACAACAACTTTTAAATATAATGCATCATTAACTAATCTCACTAAAGAAGCATTACAAAATAAACTTAATGGAGTTGTATCTACTTACTTTGCTTCTAACAGTGGTAAGTTCAACGATACTATCAGAAAGTCTAAACTGGCATCAAATATCGATGCTGCTGACCCTTCTGTTTTGGGGTCGGATATTGATATTAAAATGTCTGGTAGATTTACACCATTGACAAATCCAGATACAGGTAACTTTGTCAGAACTGACTATGTAATCAATTTCTTGAACGCTATTCAATCTCCATTGATGAATACTGCAAGTATTACTAGTGATAGATTTATATTCAACGGAATTTCTTGTAGTATTAGAAATGCTCCATTACATTCTACAATTCTCCAGGCTATTGACAGAGAAGGTAATGTAGTTATCTCTAACGTTGGTAGTTATGAACCATCAACAGGTAAAGTAAATTTGGTTGGGTTCTTACCAGACTCTATTGTTTCTGGTAATACTTATTTGACCATTACTGCGACTCCTGCTGATGATAGTTCGTTTAAACCACTTAGAAATACTCTGATTACATTGGGAACAAACACTTCTACTGGCATTCAAGACAATAATGAAGCGACTTCTGTAGTTGGTGTAACGAGTTAAACATGGCTGATACAAGAACTCTTTCGGACTATAATCGTTTAAATGTGAACTTGAATGAATCACAAGTTGATACTGTTGTCCCGGAGCACTTTAAAGAACAGTATCCTGATTTAATTACGTTTCTGAAAAAATACTATGAGTTTATGGATGATGAAGGCGGTATCGCCCATGATCTGAAAAATATGTTCAATGCTAGAGACGCTGAATCTACATCAGATGATTTGTTAAATAAATTGTTTGAAGAAAGATCACCCGGATTTTCTTCTGACCAGTTCCCTTCACCTAGATATGCCTATAAGCAACTTCCAGTATTTTATAAAACTAAAGGCACTAATGTATCTATTGACGGATATTTTAGATATTTTTTCCAACAAGATGTTGAAAAAGTCTTGCCTAGAAATCAGACTTTTATCGTAGGCGAAAGTAGAATTGGTGCTGAATCTTTAAAATATATTCAAGATTCTTACTTTTATCAAATTTATTCTATTCAGCTGAAGAGTAGTATTCCATCAACACAATGGTTTGATTACTATAAAACATATCTACATCCAGCAGGATATGCTCTATTTGCGCAGACCACGTTTGAACCTGTAGTATCTTTGGGTGCTACAGCACTTACAGAAATTATTACCGACTCTGATTTACTTGCTAATTCTGCTGCTATTATTTCTTCTGATGATCAAGTGACTGAATTTGGTCTAACATCGATTACTACTATTGATAGTGATGCTCTAAGAAGATTTAATGTTAGTTCTGGATTTGGTATTTACCAGACTTCTGCTGAAGATTCTGATGTTCTTAATAGAACAGAATATAGTGGTCAATATATCTCTATTGCAGATATCCTTGATCCTGATTCCAGAAGGTTCAGTGATAGTGATAACACAGATGACATCGAATACAATATGTCCGACTCTTCTGATATTACATTGGATGAAGATAGTGGAACACTTGATACAATTGGTTCTATTCCGGGCATTAGGTTCTCTAGTGGAACTGAAACTATGGATGAAGCTATCTTCCCATTCTATAATGATTCTGGTTTAGATTCAGCAATTGGTCCATATGTTTGATATAAATAAATTCAATAGGTTTTACAGGAATTAAAAATGGCACTAACAATTTTAAGTACTGGTAATGTTCTCGATAGAGGTACTGTCGCCAACGATAATACAGGCGACACGCTGAGAACTGCTGCACAAAAAATTAATACTAACTTTGAAACTCTTGATAGTGCTGTGACCAATCAGACATGGGCAAATGCTAGTGTTACAAACTCCATTTTGCGGTATGATGGAACTAAGTTTGTCGCTACAGATGGTTTGTTAGTTGATACTAATGGTAATATTACTATTTCTGGCACACTCTCTTCTGATAGTGCTACTATCACTGGTGACATTGCTGTCTCTGGTCTTGTAGATGGTAGAGACATTGCAGCAGATGGTGTCACATTAGATTCTGCAACTGCTTCAAATACTCCGCATGCTATTGTGGCAAGAGACGGCTCTGGTAACTTCTTAGCTGGAACTATCACTGCCAGTCTGACAGGTACTGCTACTAATGCTACTAATGTTGTTATTAATAATGATACATCAACCGACTCTACTCACTATGTCCATTTTGGAAGTGCAACATCTGGTAATGATGGGGTGCAGGTATCTGACACTAACCTAACTTTTAATCCTTTCACTGGAGTTTTACAGGTTGGTGGTCATACTGTTGCGACTACTGATACCGCTCTGATGGATACTGAACTTACTAATATTGCAGCAATCAAGGGTATCAATCAAGCATTGACTACCACCAGTGATGTTACGTTCAATACTGTAACCGACAATCAAGCAAACGTAAGAGAACTTGCTGTTACGGCAATCACCAGCACACCTTCAACAATTTTATCTGGGTCTTCAGGTAAATATTTTAGTCTGCGGACAGATGCAAGTGTTGTAAATATCAATGCAGCAAATTTCTCGGCTGGTGATATTGTTACAATAGCTGATACTACTGGTTCTCAAAAAACTATTACCTTTGACACTTGGTCTAGTGGAGTACGAGTTGCAGGTGTCGACTCTGATTATAGTGGAGTCAGTGTTACGTTGGCAGAATATGGAGTATGCACAATTATTGCCGACACTAGTGACCTTGCAATTGTAACAGGAAACGTTAGTTAATGTGTGATAAATATATTCAACAGATTTTTTTAAGCAGGTAATATGACAAAGCAAACTTTAGATATCGGCACAAATGCTAATGACGGAACTGGTGATACTCTACGTTCTGGCGGCCAAAAGATCAACGATAACTTCTCTGAGTTATACCTAACTCTTGGTGGAAATAGTATTGCTAGTAATGGTATCAATGCTTCCTTTGCTACTCAAACAATGGACGAAAATGGCGTTGTAAATGATTCTGATACACTTATTATTTTTAATAAAGGGTCTGGCACAATTGCTGCAACTCTTGGTGATGGCACATCAACTGGTGAATATAAAATCTTTTTGAATATCAACTCTGCTGTAGCAACAGTCACCCCAACGAATTTCGGTAATGGCACAAACTTCGCACTAAGTCAATATGGTTCTACACAAGCAGTGTGGGCGGGTTCAGACTGGTATCTAATCGGACATAAAGATTCTTCCGATACCGACGTAGTAATTAGCACAGAATAAGAAGAGATAAAAAATGGTAGCAATAGTAACTACAGATACTAAGCAACTCTTAGTAGAAAAACTAATAGATGATCTCCAAGCAGATTCTAATAACTACTACTTGGGTATTGGTAAGACTGATGTATGGAATGTAACAGACACTGCACCGAGTACTATTGTTGATGCGGAAACAACCAAAAGAGATTTCAGAAACAATCTTCAGTCAATACAGAAAATCTCTTCGGTAAGTTTTGTTGCTAAGAGATACAACTGGTCTTCTGGCACAATCTATCAGCCTTATAGAGACACACAGAATTCTACTGATAATGGTCAGTATTATGTAATCACTCAGTCCAACCGTGTTTATATTTGTTTGAGGCAGGGTAGAGATGTTTCTGGTAACGTTAATACATCTACAGTTGATCCAGACACTACAGGAACTACCACTTCTCCTGTAGAGACCTCTGATGGTTATGTATGGAAATTCTTGTTTACCGGGTCTGCTACACGACTTAACTCTTTTGCTACATCAAACTTCATCCCTGTTGAGAAGATCACTGCATCAGCTGGTCTGAGTAATATTCAGCAGTCCCAAAAAGATGTTCAAGATGCTGCTTCTTCTGGTCAGATTGTTGGGTATTTGGTAAACTCTGGTGGCACTGGGTTTACTTCTGCTCCTACTATTACGGTAAGTGGTAATGGTAGTAATGCAAGAGCAGTTGCTACTGTAGCAAGTGGTGCTATTGTTGCAGTAAATGTTGATGACTCTGCTGGTGGTTTTCCATTTGGCTCTGGATATGATAATGCTACTGTAACTGTTACTGGTAGTGGTTCTGGTGCAGTTGTAAAACCTATTATTTCTTCTAATGGTATCGGTGCCGATCCTAGAGATGATTTAAAGTCTTCATCTATTATGTTTAATTCTAAAATTGTAGGTGAGGCAGGTTCCGGTGATTTCTTAGTAGGAACTGGAGCAGACTTCAGGCAGGTTGGTATTCTGAAAAACCCTAAAATTCCCACTAGTCGGTCAGCAGCAGATTCTGATTTTACCGCAACTACTGGAAGTGCTTTGAAAATTTTGACACTAAATAGTGGGACAGGTCTCACTGGTCTGGATGTAGATGACATCATGTCCCAAGTTCAGGCAAGTGTGACAGCAAAAGCATACGTTAATAAGATTACAGGGACTGATGCAGATGCTACAGTTCTGTATCATCAAAATGATAATACTGGATTCGTGCCTTTCTTAGATGGCGGTAATGCTATTAAAGATTCAGCAGAAGATACTACAGTATTCGGCACGTTTGTTTCAGATTCTGATGGTGAAGTTAATCCATACTCCGGCGATTTGCTTTATGTAGAAAATAGAGCAGCTGTAGAAAGAACCGCAGCAGGCACAGAAGACATTAAAATTACTATTCAGTTCTAATAAAGGTTAGATAGAAGATGGCAATAACAAAAAATGAAAACACTTTTTCGACCACGTATAAGGACGATTTTAGTGAAACTGATAATTATCAACGAATTCTATTTAACTCTGGCAACGCTCTTCAGGCAAGAGAACTTACTCAAATGCAGACCATCATCCAAAAGCAGATGGAACGCTTTGGTAAGAACATCTTCAAAGATGGTTCGGTAGTTGTTCCCGGTGGTCTTAATGTAGATACAGATATTGAGTTTGTTAAACTTGTATCTTCTCCTGCACCTGTAATGTATGCTGGAGATATTCTAACAGATGGCGATGGTGTCAAGGCAAGAGTAATTGATTTTATTGCAGCTGAAGGTAGTGACCCTCCAACAGTATTTGTAGATTATATCCATGCTGGATCATTCTCAACTGGAGCAGCTGCTCCTAGATTTTCTAGTGGTGGAACATTAGCAAATACAAGTGGTAGTGGCGGTACTAGTGGCACAGTAGTAACTGGTTCTGGTGTAGTAGGTAAAGGTTGTCGTGCATCTGTTGGTAATGGTGCATATTTCATTCGTGGTTTGTTTGTTCAAACACAGCCACAAACTATCATTGTCTCCAAGTATTCTAATACCCCTACGACAAATGTTGGTTTCATTATAACTGAAGATATTGTCACTGTAGAAGACACTACTGCTCTGTATGATAATCAGAATGTTCTTCCTAACGAAACTGCACCGGGTGCTGATAGATATAGAATTACTTTGACACTTGCTACTGATGATTCTGCTAGTGTAGATTCTGATACAAACTTTATTGTTACTAATAACCTTATTGCTGGTGTTATTCAACAACCTATTGATGAAAACACTTACAGCATTATTGGTGATGAGTTAGCTCTTCGCACTAAAGAAGAGTCTGGTGACTACACAGTTAATGACCCTATAGTGTTCTTTACAGAAAAAGATTCTGATGAACTTACACTGGACGTTGACCCTATTACTGCATATGTAGATGGGTATAGAGTTGCTAAACCTCAGAAGACATTTATTGATGTAAACCGTTCTCAAACGACTAGCGGCGTTTTAGATGATGAGAATATTTCAGCAACATACGGTCACTATGTTGTAGCTGATACGATTAAGGGTCTTCCAAATGTCAATGAGTTTGAGCAATGGAATCTTTATAGTGATTCTGGGGAAGCTGTTCATGACTCTAAGATTTTAGGAACAACTAGAATTAGAAGTGTTGTTGAAGATGGTGCTAACTATAGATACCATATTTTTGATATTAACATGACTGGTTCAAACAATTTTAGAGACACGGTTAGTATTGCAGCAGATTCAGATAACTATGCCAATCTAGTATTAGAAAACAGTAATGCTGTTATCAAAGAAGCAAATAACAATAACGTATTCTTTGATCTGCCTCGTATCAGACCTAAGAAAGATAACGGTGTTGATGTAGGTAGTCTAACTGTTCAAAGAAGATTTTTGAAAACATCTAGTGCTAGTGGTGAACTACAAATAATCAGAACAACTAATGAGTTGGTAGACCCTGAGATTGGTGTTGATTTAACATCTTGGATTATTGCAGAGGTTAATGATGGAGAGGTTACTGATGGTACTGTTGTAGATATTACTCCAACTACTTCTGATGGCGAAGTTGTGACATATAGTGGATTGAGTAATAGTACTCAATATGAGATTTTGGGATTTGTTGCTAGAGGTTCTGCATCTGCTGAAAGATCAAAGACACTTCAGACAGGCGCAAGTGATACCTTCGCTGCTGGTGCAATCGAAAGTGATGGTTCCGGTCTTCGGTTCTTTACACTGACAAAACAAGATATCTTTAGTTTTGACTCTATTGGTGATGGTTCTGGTAATAGTATTCTGAGTAGTTTTACTACTGATAATGGACAGAGAGATAACTTTTATGATTTTGGTAGAGTTATTCTGAATAGTGGTTTGTCTATACCTACGTCTACTACTGTCCATTATAAGTATTTCTCTCATGGTACTACAGGTGACTTCTTCTCTGTAAACTCCTATTCTGGTGAAGTTGAGTATGAAGATATCCCAAAGTATCGTCAGAACAATGGCACTGAGGTAGAACTAAGAAATGTTCTGGACTTCAGAAGTGCCAAGCATACTGATGGAACTTTTAGTGGTGGTAGTTCCTTTGTCCATGCTCTTCCTGCTAACACTGATGTAATTACAGCAGATGTTAACTACTATCAGTCCAGAAGAGATGTTTTGGTTGCTAATACAGAAGGTGAAATTGTTTATATTGAAGGTAAACCTGCTGAGTCTCCACTTAAACCAGTTGTTCCTGACAATGCACTAGAGCTTGTAAACTTTACGCTGAGTCCCTACACTGATGATGCTAATGATCTTTCTATTAATTACGTTGATAACCGCAGATACACAATGCGGGATATTGGTAACATTGTAAAGAGAATTGATAATATTGAAGAAGCAGTTACGCTCAGTCTCTTGGAACTTGAGACTTCTACTTTGGAAGTTCTGGATGCAAACGGCAATAATCGTTTCAAGAATGGTTTCTTTGCAGACAACTTCAAAGACTTTAAGTTCTCTGATATTACAGGTGATGGTTACCTTGCGTCTATTGACCTTGATGAGAATACTATCAACCCATTCATCACTCAAGATAATGTAAGAATGGAGTTTAAACCCGGAACTACTAGTTTCAACGGAACTTCTAGTAATGTAGTGCAACGTGGTGATGCTCTGATGCTTTCCTATAGTGAGACAGCAGAGATTAATCAAAACCTTGCTACAGGGATTGAGAACGTAAATCCCTATGACGTAATTATCTATGAGGGTATGCTAGACCTTTCTCCTACCGTAGATCAGTGGATTACTGTTGAGAGAAGACGTAGACGTATTCAGTTGCAAGAAGGTCAGAATGCAGATACTATTCGCAACCGTATTAGAAATAGTTTCATCAGACCTACGCAGTCTGAACTTACGCCACTTGAGGGTACAGGATTTGAAGGTCTTGATCTGCGTCCCGGTTTCAATGTAGGTTCTACAACTGTAACTACCCGACTAAGGACTACTCAGAGAAGGTTGTCTGAACTGGCTGCTGGAAGGTTTGTGACAGGTGTAAATCTAATCCCGTTCATCCGTTCCAGAAAAGTATTCTTCAGAGCACAAGGACTTGCTCCTAATAGAGAACACTTCCTATACTTTGATAGAACCCCTATTCCAAACTTTGTCAGAGAAGAAGCAGCAGGATTTAAGTTCTTTGCTGACTCAAGTGGTATTGATGTTCTAACTAGTGGTAGGGATCAAAATCAAACGTCTCACCCTGATGGAAGTTCTCAGTTGACTTCTGATGCGAATGGCACTATTATTGGTTCCTTCTTTATTCCTAATAATAGTTCTTTGAAGTTTGAAACTGGTTCTAGAGATGTTTCTCTGCTTGATACTGAAGTGTCTAGTAAAGCAGACTTTAGTACAGCATCCTTAGCTAGTCTTTCTGGTGCATCTGCTGAATATAGAGCAGCTGGATTGAATGCTGAACTCTTAGGTCTCCAGTTCCAACAACCAAGACCACCTCGAACTGGAAGAAGAGACCCTATTGCTCAGTCATTCCAATTCCAGAATGATAATGGTGGATTTATCACTAGTGTAGAAGTTTACTTTGCGACTACACCTAACTCTGTTGATACTGTTGGCACTAATGACCCTAATGACAATACACCAATCACTTTGGAATTGAGACCACTGCGTAGCGGTGTCCCTTCTCAGGATGAAATCCTACCGGGTAGTCAGGTTACACTGAATCCAGCTGATGTTAATGTTACACCATTTACTGATACAGTAACTATATCACAAATTAGAAGTAACTCAACCACCTTTACATTTGATACGCCTATTTACCTTGAAGGTAATACTTCCTATGCGTTAGTATTACTAGCAAACACACAAGCATATAATGTCTATGTTGCTGACCTAACCGAGTTTGTGGTAAATGACACCAATAGAAGAGTTACTTCGCAGCCTACACTGGGATCATTCTTTTCGTCACAGAACACTGTGACTTGGACACCTAACCAGTTTAGGGATATGATGTTTAAGGTTAACAGAGCTGACTTTGCTTCTAGTGGCACTGCTATCTTTGAAAACTTTGCCATTGATGATGCTAGACTTCCTGTTGATCCTATTTCCACAACGTCTGGTGATAGTGATGTGCGTATTTTTGCAATGAACTCTGGTTTTGTTGTCAATGATGAAGTTCAAATTACTGGTGTAGATTCTTCTACTAGATATGGGGGTATCTTAGGAACGTCCCTGCTGGGAGCAAGAACAATCACAAAAGTAGATGGTGAGAGTTTCCAGTTCAAAGCAGACTCTGCTGCAACTCAAACTATTATTACTGGTGGTAGCAGTGTCAACTCAGAAGTAAATATTCTAATGGATGAGATGGTCCCTAATATGAGACTGACTTTACCATACAACGGAACAACTGTTGGGACCACAGCAAATCTCACTACAGGTGCTTCTCTGGTTACTGCTAATAACGTATCTAATACTGCTTACGGCACTTTAGACCTTGCTGGTGAAGAAATTGATATTGAACCATTTAGATTGATTAGATTTAACTCTCCAAGAGTTGTTGCTAACAGTAGAATTGAAGAAGATGAGTTTACTAGTTCTAATACAGGTAGAAAATCTATCAAGTATACTTCGTCTCTAGCAACTGGTGATACCTATGTATCACCTGTCATTGACCTTGCTTCATTGTCTGTATCAACTGTAAGTAATATTATCGATAATCAAGACTCTGCTCTCGGTGCTGATAATATTACGACGAACAACCCTATTGAATACATTGCAGAAACCAATAGTGGTTCTGGTTCTGCTATGTCTAAGCATGTTACTATTCCAATCAATATTATTGAACCTGCTGTTGGTCTAAAAGTTCTGTTGTCTGCCAATAGACCTTCTGGTTCTTTCGTTGATCTATACTACAGAACACTTCCAATTGGTTCTGATGATGATATCAATACAGTCAACTATGTTCAGGCAAGCTTGGATACTAGTATCGGTACTGATGATAACAGAGATATCTTTAGAGAGTATGCTTACACTATTGGTGGTCTGGGTGGTACATTAACACCGTTCACTACCTTCCAATTAAAGATTGTATTTAGGTCAACTAACACCTCTAGGGTGCCTCGCATTAAAGACCTGAGAGCAATTGCTCTGGGAACATAATGAATGAATGATGATTATGTAAAAGTTGAGGGTAACTCCAATCTTATTAAAGATAAATCTACGGGAGTTATCCTCAACATTGATAAAAATGGTCTAGAAGCTGCTAAACGCAGAAAGCAATTAATGAAAGAACAGCAAGAAGAAAGAGAGACTGTTCTTGAATTGAAATCAGAACTCTCTGAATTGAAAAAACTGATTGGTGAACTACTAGAACAAAAATCAATATAAATAAGACTAACCACTCAACTGTTCATAAGAAGAGAATCATGCCAGAATATGCCGATTTAGAATTACATCAAGGAGATGATATATTATTTCGTCTAGAGTTGCTTGACAGTGATAGGTCTTTATGGAATGTATCTTCAGGATATACAGGTAGAGCTACTTTCAAAAAGACTTACGCTACTAGGGACTCTGATGCTTATAATTTTACTGTTACCTTTCCCGGCGATCCAGTTAACGCAGTTGATCTAGCTTTAGATGGAACTGTATCTGATGATATTAAGTCTGGTAGATATGTATATGATGTATTTTTATTGAAAGACAATTCTTCTGTAAAAGTCTTAGAAGGAAAACTAGAAATTTATCCTTCGGCAACTTCCATAGTTTAAGAGACTGATAATGACCAATAGAGTAATAATCACCAAAAAATCTCCGGTTCTGGTTAGAAGAATTCTAACAGGTATTCCTAATGCTGGTGTAAGAACTCTTAACGAATTATCTGGTCAGTTGAACCTCCTTGATAGTTCTGATATACTGATTACTATTGATTCTGCTGAACGTACATTTACTTTTGAAAATACCAGTACTCTAGATACTGTAACTAGTCGTGGTGACAGTACTTCCAACTCTGTTACATTTGGTGATCTAAACGTTACTGGCCAGACTACTCTTTCAAACTTAAATCTTTCAAACTTAACTATAACTACTCTTTCAGTTGATTCTGCTGTTATCAGTGGAATTACATTTACTGATAGTGCGTTATCTCAGTTCTTAGATAGCGATGATTTTGTCTTTAGTAGTGGTCAGGCAAGTCTTAAAGATGAATCTATTCAAGATATTATCGGCGCTATGGTTTCTGGTAATACAGAAACAAATATTACTGTAACATATCAAGACGGTGATGGGACTATCGACTTTGAAGTTCCAATAGCATCCGTTGATAGTGTTGGTGTAGCACAGTTTGATAGTAACGAATTCAATGTATTTGCAGGATTAGTTACTATGAATACAATTGACGGCGGAAGTTTTTGATATAAATAAATAAAAGTGACGGCGCTCATATAG